GTTGGAGTAGCGGAGGTCGGAGCAGACGACGGTCTGGGCCGTCTCGCCGTCGGGGGCCTCGGTGCAGGGGGCGTAGTTCGCCAGATGCTCGGCGAAGATGTCGCGGTGGAGGGACCGGGCGAAGCGCCCCGCGGAAACGAGGAAGTCCCGGTGCTCGACCTTGAAGTGTTCGTTAAAGAAGGACCCGCGCTCGGACAGGTGCAGGTACTCGAGGAAGGCGTCGCAACCCTCCTTGAGCGCGTCGGCAAAGTTGAGTTTGGCGGCGGGCCGGCGGCTCCACTCCAGGATGCCGGACGCAAGCGTGTCCTTCCCCGACCTCGCGAAGCCCGCGATGAGGACGAGGGTTGGAGGTGCGGGGATAGGGTCGCTCATGGATCAGAAGGGGACGCCTTCGGAGTCGGCTGCGGGTGCGGCGGGCTTCTGCGCTCCCTTGGGGAACGTCAGCTTGTACTTGTACTGCGGCTTGCCGTTCCACTCGCCGTTGGGCGTGACCTCGACGGAGATGTCGGTCGGCTTGCCCACGGCGGGGCTGACGTACTGCTGGAACTCGGCTGGGGTGGCGTCGCCGCGGATCTCCTTGGCGAAGGAGCCGGACAACTTGCCGACGAGCATCGCGAGGGACCCGGGGTACTTGGTCCCGTAGGACTTCGACAGGCAGTTGCCTTGCTCGTCCAGGAGGAACAGTTTGGCGGAGCAGGTCCCGTCCTCGTAGACCTTGATGCGGTCGAGTTTGGGGGCCGTGAGGCGCAGGCGGTAGACGCCGGAGGTGGTGATGGTGGTGAGCGGGGGGCGGTCGGTGTTTTCCATGTTCGTGTTATTAGGCGAAGGTGATGGGGGTGGAGGCGGCGGGTGCGCTGCCGATGTCGATGACCTGCGGGTCGGTGGCGTATCCGGGCCACTCGCCCGAGGCGGTGCAGGAGGCGTAGAGTTTCACGGCCTCCTCGAAGTCCTCCACGGCGTAGCTCATGAGGTTCGGCCCGAGTTCGTAGACGGCCACCGCGTAGGGCGGGGACTTCTCGACGACGATGAAGCGGAAGCCGCGGGGCCTGCCGAGTCCGGCGATCTCGACCACGGTGCGGTAGAAGTGCGCCTGGAGGTTGTAGCGGTAGGAGCGGACGGACTGCTGGAAGCCGCGGGGGCTGGCGTCCTCGGTGGTCTTGAGGTCGTAGAGGTAGCCATCCTCGGCGATGATGTCCACGCATGACTTGAGCGGCGTGCCGCAGTAGTCCACGGCGAGCGGGGCTTCGGCATGGGCGGGCACGATGTTCAGGCGGCCCATCGTCGTGATGATCTGCGCGGCGACGGCGGAGACGAGTTCGGCCTCCTCCTGCTTCAGATGGACCTTGCCGGCGTGGACGGTCTGAAACTCGGCGTACTTCTCCTTGCCCTCCTTGGTGCGGCGGTCGCACTCGGGAGCCACGGCGAAGTCGGCGGCGTAGTGGTCCGGCTGGAGGACGGCGGCGTGGACGGCCTGCCCGACGCGGAGCGCGGGGGAGTCCTTCGACGGCTCGGCGAGCCAGGTCTGGTAGTGGGCGGGGGACTTGAGCAGCTCCTTGGCCCCGGAGTAGTTGAGGGCGGCGAGGGTCTGGTATTCGGTGCGGTTGTTCAGTTTCATGATGTTGCGTTGTCGGTGGTGGGAAGGGGTGGAGCCCAAGGAAGGAGGAAGAAGGGCCTCCCGGCGGCCTCGCGGCTTGGCCGGACTCCGAAAGGGGTCAGAGTTCGTCGTCGTCGTCGGGCTCGACCATGCGGCCCACGCGGCGGATGTTCTCCAGGGCGGCGTCGAGGGAGAGTTCGACCACGTCGAGCGCGTGGCGGGTCGCCCTGATCTGTACGAGGCAGACGTGGATGCGGTCGTGGAGTCCCTTGACGTCGAACGCCTCCTCCACACCGTTCCAGGGGAGGGCGCGGGACTCGTCGAGTGCGGAGGTGATGAGGTCGGCGAGGTGGTCGGCGTCGCGGCGCAGGGGAGCGGTGGCGGCGGACTGCACTTCGGTTGCGGCGTCCTCAAGGAGCCGCTTGATGGTGTCCTGGTCAGTCATGGAGGTGAAGTTCCTTGATGGCCGTCGGGTCCTTGATGAATAGGCGGACTTGGGACCGCTTGAGGGCCGGCCATTGTTTCCGCTTCCAATCGCGCAGCTCGACGAGGAAGTCGGAGTGGGTGGGGCAGGAGAAGTCGATGAAGGCGTCGCGCCCGTCGAGGAAGACGACGAGGACGTACTTGCCGGAGTAGCCCGACAGCTTGGCCTCGACGGCCTTGGGGACCTTGTCACTCACGGCTCTGCTGGCGGAGGAGCGTTGCGATGCGCTCGTTGCACAGGTGGTAGGACTCCTGGGCGTCGGCCAGTTCCTTGCGGAGGGCGGCGACCTCGGCCTTCAGGCAGGTCACTTCCTCATACTTGACCCGAAGTGCGATGCGGCAGTTTTCAAGGTCGGCCTTTAGGCGGGCGTTCTCGGCGGCGAGCAGGTTCTGGTTGTGCAGGGCGTCGAGCGCCGCGCTGATCGGGTCGTTGGGGTTCATCGTCCGGGCTGGGTGAGGGGTCGGGCGGCGGCGGGTGCCGAGGCCGGGGCGGAGAAGGGGCGTTGGCCGGAGGCCGCGGCGCCGTCATCGTCGAGGTCAACGCTGATGCCGCAGGCCGTCTGGATGGACTGCCGGCGGAGATAGGTGATGGCCCCTCCGACCTGCTGGGGCGTCAGGCCGTCGGCCTTGACCATGAGGCGTCCGAAGTCGAAGCGCTCCCCGGAGGCGTGCAGGAAGGCGGTGGAGACGCCGACCTTGCCGTCCTCGGAGACGAGCGTCTGGACCAGCGCAAGGTCGTGGTCGAGCAGGACGGGCTTGATGGCGTCCAGCAGCGCGTCGAGGGAGACATAGCGGGCCTTGAACGCCGGGTTTATCTTGTTGGCCTTCACGTTGTCCAGGGCGGCGAGGGCCTGGACGAGCGCGGAGGTCGCGGTGGTGGGTTCGTTGGTGGGTTTGGGCATGGCGGGGAAAGGGTCAGGACTTGAGTTGCTCGACGGTCGTCTCGCCGTTGACGATGGCGGCGATTTTCTCCGTGGACAGGCGGGTGTAGTCGCCGTCGATGAACAGGTTGTAGTAAGTCGTCCCGTGGGCCTGCATGGGCTTGAGGGGCTTGGCGACCCTGCCGTCCGGCAGGAGGACGTAGCGGGTCCCGGTGATGGGGCGCACTTCGGCGACGGGCTTGATGATGTTCTTCTTCATGTAAGGAAAGTTTAGTTGATGGCCCCGCGGATGCCGGAGTCGAGGATGAGCAGCGCGTCGGCGGTCTTGAGCGTGACGTCGCAGGTCGGGAACAGTTCCTGGGCGCGGCCCTTCAGCTTGTTCTTCCATTGGGTCGTGGTCAGGTCGCCCTTCGTGCCGACGGGGTGCGTCTTCTGCCAGATCGCAGGGCGGACGCGATGGACCTTGAAGCCGCAGGCCATCGAGACGCCGAGGACCACGCCGAAGTTGAACATCATCTTGCCGACGGCGGAGCCGGGGATGTTGCGGCCTGCGAACAGGGGAGGCTCCTCGAGGTAGATGCTGACGTCCTTGGCCTTGGTCGAGAGGTGGGCCAGGAGCGCGGCGACGTCGGCGTCCGTGGGCGGCATGGCGGCGCACTCGAAGGACTCGCCGTCCGTCCACGCGAAGCCCCCGTTCTTGCCGGGGTCGCAGCCGATGTAGAGAGGCATGGCGAAAGGTTGTTGAGCGTATCAACTTCCTTGCAAGTGATAAACATTCGCCACGCGGCGGGCGTAGTCGTTCGGCCGGAAGCCGAGTCGCTTGGAGGCGGTCCAGCCTCGGTTCCAGACGACGGCGATCTGCTCGACGGTCGGGGCCGGGATGCCGCGGGCGGCGAAGCGCTGCCGGATGAGGCGGAGGAAGGAGGCCGCCATCTCCTCCTGGACCTGCGGGTCACGCCAGGAGCTGCGCGGGTGCTGGAGGATGCCGACCCTGCGGCGGTGATTGTTGGCGTCCGTCCATGCGATGTCGTGCATCTGCCAAGCGCCGAGGGCGTGGCCGCGGTCACCGACGGCCCGGTGGTCCATGCCGGACTCGACCATGCCGATGGCGTGCAGGATGCGGGCGTCGTCACGGGCGGCGTCAAGGGTCGTCGGGCGCATGACCCCGACCGCCAGGAGCGCGGCGAACAGCAGGCCGGAGGCGGTCTTCATCGGCGGCGCGGGACTTGCGACCCGGAGAAGGAGAAGCCGTCGGCGCTGAAGCCGTAGGCCCACGTCAGGCCGAGCCACCCTCCGGCGGCGGCGTAGAGCTCGAGGGACACCGAGTCGGCCCCTTCGTCGCGGAGGCGGCGCTCGGCGGTGTCGAGGATGTCCTTGACCCACTTGGTCCGCATGGCGGCCTTGGCGGAGGTGATGTCGCCCGTCATGATCCGGTCGTTGACGTGCGTCAGTTCCTCGAGGAGGTCGCGCATGGGGGCGAGGTGCTGGAACTGGCCGTGCTCGCGGCGGGG